GGATGAAACACTATGGAAGTATGCCTAAAGATAAAACACCTCGTAAAAACCATTTAAAACACCTTGCGCAACAACGTTTCCCCAAAGAAAAAATTACACTTAAAACAGCCGATGCAATACTTTTGGCTGTGTATGGATTAGAGACGTGATACTTCACGGCCACGTATTAGACAAACTGCAAGAAATTGAATCGAAATCAATCCAATGTGTGGTTACTTCTCCACCTTACTGGGGCCTCCGTAATTATCAAGTTGAAAAACAACTCGGTCTTGAAAAAACACCAGAAGAATATGTTGAAAAGATGGTGGAAGTGTTTAGGGAAATTAAGCGAGTATTAAAAAAAGATGGTACTGTATGGCTGAATTTGGGGGATACCTATTGCGGAAATATTGGGGATAATAAAGCTGGCTTTAATGAGCGTTATTATGGTAAAAAATTTAAAACTGATAAACAGAGTGATACATTCAAAAACATCAAAATCGATATTAAACACCCAACTAAACCTAAAGACCTTGTTGGTATCCCTTGGCGTGTAGCTTTTGCTTTACAATCTGATGGATGGTATTTAAGACAAGATATAATATGGCATAAGCCTAATCCTATGCCTGAGAGTGTTACTGATCGCTGTACTAAGGCCCATGAATATATATTTCTATTAACGAAGTCAGCTAGATATTACTATGATAATGATGCTATTAGAGAGCCGTCTAAAGAGTCAACTCTAAAAAGATTAAATCAGAATATTGGTGAACAGAGTGGATCATATACACCATCCAAAGGAAATGGAAATATGAAAGCAGTTGGTGATTTAGATAAAGGTAGAAATAAACGGTCAGTATGGACAATAAATACACAGCCATATAAGGAGGCTCACTTTGCTACATTTCCTAAAAAGCTGCCAGAGTTATGTATCAAAGCTGGATCCAGCAAAGGTGATATTATCTTGGATCCGTTTTTCGGTAGTGGGACCACTGGCTATGTGGCCCAGAAACTAGGCAGAAGATGGATTGGTATTGAGCTGAATGAAGAATATATAAAAATAGCCAATAAGAGATTTGCCCAACAGGATTTATTCGTTGCCCAATAGAAAAGCAAAAGACCGAAAAAGAAACAAACGACTGCTCAACGCTAAATTAAGCAGAGAAGGCAGAACTGCAAATCAAGTGAAGAAAAGAAGAGAGAAGAATAAAAGAAATGCGAATTATTAGTCTTGGTTTAGGAGTTCAATCAACTGCTATGTACTTAATGTCCAGTTTAGGATATATAGACAGAGCCGACTATGCTATCTTTGCCGACCCTGGTGCAGAATTACCTGATACTTATAAACTTTGGGATTATTTGAATGATTGGGCAAAATACAATAAAGGAATTCCATTAATAAAAAAAAAGAAATCATTATATAAAGACATCATAAAGGGTCAGAATTCAACTGGTCAAAGATGGGCAAGTATCCCAGCGTTTGGTGAAAGTGGTGGAATGATCAGAAGGCAATGCACCAAGGAATATAAAATTGATGTAGTAGTTAAAGAAATTAGAAAGCTGCATGGCCTAAAGAAATATCAACGCATGAAACCAACCACTTTATATCTTGGTATATCTTTAGATGAAATACAACGCATGAAAGAATCAAGACTGCCAAATATTACTTATGAATATCCCTTAATTGATAATCGGATCACAAGAAGCGAATGTATAAAGTTCCTGGAAGAAAGATCATTTCACGATGTAAAGAAATCATCATGCGTATTTTGTCCCTACCATAACAATTCTCAATGGCGATATATTAAACAAAACTACCCCGAAGAATGGATAAAAATAATTCAGGTAGATGCAGCCATACGAGATTCGTCAAAACGAGGGAAAGATGACCAGTTATATTTACATAGAACCCTAGAGCCAATCAACGAAGCATATTTACAGGAGGATCAAGAAGATTTGTTTATGTGCGAAGAAGGCTATTGCGGAATATGAAAACCCCCATACATACCAGAGGTAACTATGAAAGAACCATGTCCAATGTGCGGGAGGGCAGAGGATCTATACTTAGACCAGATAAAGAAAAGGGAACGACAGAATGAATTAATGCAAGCGTTCCTGGCTGGTCGCAAATCTGAGAGAAAATTCTCAAGAAGAGAAAACGAAGTATTTGATGCTTTCTATGATTTAGAAATTCAAGATTATAAACAGATAGCATATAATTTCAGTATATCAGAAGCAACAGTAATAACATATTATAATAGAGCTATGGAAAAGTTCCAGGCAATGTTATTAGAAGAAATATAATTTATTTTGTAAAATACTAAGTCTAGCAATATAAGGACTTAGACCGAAAACACCCCCTAATTTGTAATAGAATCCTTGTATGGGTAGAAGGGGTTTTATACTACCCCACTCGGAGTGCCTGGAAAAACAGGCGTGGAATCTGCCGATAGACAGGAAAGTATAAATCTGATTATGAGGCCTTATGATCTAAATGGATGAAGGTATTGCGTTAATGGTTGAACTAGTAGGTATAAAGAACCTAAAGACAACGCATAACTGGCGTTTAGAATTTGATGTATATGAGATGGACTCACCCAAAGTGAAGCAATTATTCGACACTGTAAACAAACCGCTGTCAATGGGATTAATTGAAGTTGATGAGTAGTGCTGATAAACAGCAGAATAACAGCAAGAAAATAGTTGGCAAACCTTTTAAAAAAGGACAATCAGGAAATCCAAATGGTAGACCGAAAAAAGGTTTAGCTATTGCAGATATATTAAATGCTAAAAGTAATGAAGCAGATGAGTCAGGTGAAACAATGAAAGAAAAGATGCTGCGGAAAGTATATGCTTTAGCTACAGGGGCTAGACCTGAAAGGTGGGCTGTAGAGTTTATAGCTGATAGAACAGAGGGTAGGGCATTAGAAAGAATTGATCAAACAACAAGATTAGAACCATTCAAATTAATAGAACGATGAATGGAATTAGACCCAATAAGAGAGGAAATCTTAGATGATAAAGCGAGGCACAAATGTCTGGTGAGCGGAAGAAGGTGGGGAAAAAGCACCCTGGCCTTGATGTGGTTATTGGATGGGACAATACACCCAGGGGAACGCCGTTGGGCTATTTTTCCGACTTACCGACAAGCGAAACTAGTGCTATGGCCTATGATGAAGAGTTTTTTCAGGAAGTATCCACAAGCAAAGATAAACGAATCAGAGTTATCAGCGAATGTGAGTGGAGCGACATTTGAACTTAAGGGTGCGGATAACGAAGATTCTTTGCGTGGTGTTACGTTAGGCATGAACGGTAGTAATGCTGTAGTGCTTGATGAATACGCCTATATGAAGCCATTAGTATTTGAAGAGATTGTTTTGCCTATGCTTTCAACCAGTAAAGGTAGGACTCTATTTGTTGGGACACCTTCAGGATACAATCACTTCCATGATATATTTTTAAAGGGACAAGGGGGCGATCCTAATTGGAAGTCATGGCAGTACAAAACAATAGATCATGGTTATGTAGATGCTGATGAGATTGAACAGGCTAGACGTAACATGGATGCCAGGACATTCTCCCAGGAATTTGAGGCAACCTTTGAAACAGTACAAAACAGGGCTGCCTATAACTTTGATCGCAATATCCATTTAAAAACAGATGCTGAGACTTCTCCTATTGTTTACGCAGGGATGGATTTCAACGTAATGGCTATGACTGCGGTTAAGGTGTTCGAGTATTCAGATCAAACTATTCACTATGCTGATGAGATACGACTTACTAACTCTAATACAGAAGAAATGGCTCAAGAGATTATAAAGCGTTGGCCTGAAGTGAAACGAGTCTATCCAGATAGTGCAGGGTCAGCACGATCTACAACAAGCAATCGTTCAGATCATCAAATACTAAGGGACTTTCAATTTCAAGTAATAGCTAAGAAAGCTAACCCCCCAGTTAAAGATAGATTAAACGCCTTAAATCGTAAGCTAAAAGATGCTAACGGTAAGATAGGGATGACAGTAGATCCCAAGTGCTTGTATCTAATTAAAGATTTAGAACAGTGCCAGAGAGATAAATCAGGATCAATAGATAAACGATCAGATGATTCTCTCAGTCATGCACTAGATGCTTGCAGTTATCTAGTTGCACATAGGTGGCCGATCGTTAAACAGTTGGGGACATCGGTTCAATGGTAGAGTTCTTATTAGGTCTAAGTGCGATGTTTAATGTCGCATTTATTTTTATGTGGGTTATAGGGGTCAAGATAAACAAAGCACAACAGAAAGAATTACAAGATCAATTTGAGCAGGATTTCGGGAGGCAGTTGACGAAATATTTTGAGAATTGGATGTATAAAGCATGAAATCAGTTAATACAGTTGTTATACCCGAATACAGTGAGCAGCTAGTCTTAGAGTCAATACGCAGGGCCAGGGAGAACTTACAATCTAAAGAGAACGCTAAGAAGGCAACTGCTTTAGACTTCTACTATAACAGGAATATGGATACGCATTTAGAGCAATGGTTTCCTGGGGAGGCTTTAAGTCAAGTGCCAACATTTCCTATGCGGTTAGTACCACGCTTTGCTAAGGCTAGGATGTTATTGCTCAAGAATGAAATCAAAAGATATATAGGCGGGGAGGAGTCAGAGGACTACAAGGAATTAACTTATCAGTTGAACTCTAAGATGAAGGAGTTTGGTGAAGTAGCCTGGTTGTTGGGGCGTTGTCATTTACGCTCTAAGTGGAATGAAAGAAGGGATCGTATTGAATATGATATTTTGCCATTTGTTAAGGAATACTATGTAAGGGGCGAGTCTGAACCATTTGCTTATTCTTACGAGGTTGAGAAGATGGGGAACAACAGACAATTTGTGTTCTGGTCTGAATCAAGGGATGGTGAAAAAGGGCTGCACTTCTTATATGATCAAGCAGGGAAAATGGTTCCTATTCCTGGTGGTGATGGGTTTAATCCTTACGATCTATTACCTATTAGTAAGATATATAACACATCCGATGCGAGTGATGTGGTTAGGTGTTCAGTTCAAATGGGTATAGCCATGACCGAGATTGCTCTGGGAATTCGCTACTCATTGGGACAGCCTGTAATAACTGGCATACACGAATCTCAATCACAGATTTCCTCGGGAATCGAGAAAGCAATATTACTCCCAGAGGGTGCATCATTTTCTTATGTAAGCCCTACGGGTTCATTGCCTGCTATGATTGAAGCAGTGAGATCATTTGCTGATATGTGCAGCCAGAATCATTCTTTAAAGATTAAGTGGGGTGATGCTGGGCAAGTACAATCAGGGATCGCATTGGAGATCCAGGACATAGAGAACCTGGAAACAAGGAAAAGCGATATACCTCTATGGAGGGAATGGGAGAACTCAAGATATGAAATCGATCAAAAGATTATTGAAGTACATACGGGTAAAAGCCTATCTGAAGATTATTCGGTGGACTACGGGGAAGTGAATTATCCATTAAGTGAAAAAGACCGCTTAGAAGTTCTTAGGATAAAACACGAAATGGGCATTATAGACCAAGAAGATATTATAAGGGAATTCAACCCAGATATTAGCGATGAAGAATTACAGGAAAAGCTAGG